CAATCAGCAAAAAGAAGCTGAAGCCAACCGTATCATCAACGAAAAGGCTGCTGCACAGTTAAAAGCACAACAAGAAGCTGCTGCCGAAAAAGCCGCTGCTGAGGCCCGAGCTGCTGCCGAAAAAGCCGCTGCCGAAAAAGCTGCTGCTGAGCAACGGGCAGCCCAACAAGCCGCTGCTGAAAAAGCCGCAAGAGAAGTGGCTGAAAAAGCTGCTGCTGAAAAGGCTGCTGCTGAGCAACGGGCAGTTGAAGCCAAAAAAGAAGCCAATAGAATTGCTGCTGAAAAAGCCGCAAAAGAAGCTGCTGAAAAAGCAGCACAAGAAAAAGCAGCACAAGAGCGTGCTGCCGCTGCTGCCAAAGCTCGAGAAGAAGCTGATGCCAGGGCCGCTGCTGCCAAAGTCAAAGCCACTGAAGAATACAGCAACTGGATGAAGAACGCTGCCACAGAAGGCAACATTTCTAGCCTAATGGGCATGGCTCGACAGGATGGTATTACCATACCACAAGATATTATCGAAGGTGCTAGAACTCGTATCGCCGGTGAAAAACTAGGCGAAAAGTATCTACCAGAACTTCGAAACGCCAAAACTCAAGAACAATATGATGCTGTGCTACAGCGTGCTCAAGCCGAAGGTGCTATTATCAATTCAGGCAGTGCTGAAGCAATAAAAAAACAAATTGATAGCAACCTGGCTTTTGAACAAAAGCGTACTGAACAACGGGCAGCAGAACAACAACGCCAGGCCGAAGTTGCTGCACAACAACAATACCGTAATCAATTGGTTGAAGCAGGTAATACTGGCAATCTGAATCGGCAAACATTCAATGACATTGTGTCTCGTGCTCAAGCCCAGGGTGTTGAACTTGATTTAGGGACCCTGGATTACTATACCAAAAGGGTTGAAACCAACGAAGTAGAACAACAGAATCAAATAAAAGTTGCTGAACAAAACAAATATCGCAACATGTTTGTGGAAGCCGGCAACACAGGCGGATTATCACAGCAAGAATTTGATGACATTCTGGCCAAGGCACAAGCCGAAGGCATTGCTATCAATCCTGATAATCTACAGTATTTTTCAAATAGAGCAAAAGAGTTTGAATTATTTCAACAAAGAAATGCCGAGGCTGCTGTACAAAACAAATATCGCAACATGTTTGTGGAAGCTGGCAACACAGGTGGTATTTCTCAACAAGAATTTGATGACATATTGGCCAAAGCCAAAGACGAAGGCGTTGCTATCAATCCTGATCAGATTGCATCAGCACAAAAATCAGTGTCAGATACTGCTGCATTTCAACAAAGAACTGCTGATGCTGCTGTACAAAACAAATATCGCAACATGTTTGTTCAAGCAGGCAACGAAGGCGGATTAACACAACAAGAATTTGACGACATATTGGCCAAAGCCAAAGCCGAAGGCGTTGCTATCAATCCTGAGCAATTGACTTCTGCCAAAAAATCAGTGTCAGATACTGCTGCATTTCAACAAAGAACTGCTGATGCTGCTGTACAAAACAAATATCGCAACATGTTTGTTCAAGCAGGCAACACAGGTTCACTCACACGTGATACTGTAGACAAAATTACAGCACAGGCTCAAGCCGAAGGTGTCACAATTGATCCAGTTGTGCTGCAAAACGCAGAACAAAGTATTGCTCGAGATCAGCAAACACAGGCTGAACAAAACTGGCGACAACAGGCTTCACAAGCCGCAACACCAGAACAGGCAAAATCAATAATTGCCCAAGCACAAGCCGCTGGTCAATGGAATGTCAATGACCTAATGACTGAGCAAATTGTACAATCAGCACAAAGCCGCATTGATGCCAACCTTCGCCGACAAGAACAGGCTCAGGCCCAGGTAGATTATGATTTGCGTGCCAAAGATCAGATAGCTGCGTCGCGTCAAGAAGCGGCCAATTTTGCAGCTGAATTAGCAACGCCATCCCGCTTTGAAAACAAGTTCACACCCAATGGCACTGAAATTCAGGGTCGTCCTGACAATCCTGCCACACCAGAAGATGAATCTGGTTGGTATGTACCCACTGCTGATGGCCTACAACGGGTGGGACAGGATGGCAAACTAACTGGTCCTGTTATTCCTAATTATGCTGAATACAATAAGTTGGTACAACAACAGAATCAGGAAACTCAGGCCTGGCAACAACAACAAAAAGAACAAACAAAAGCCCTGGCAGCCAGCACACTGGCTACCAATGTCAAACAATTTGAAGCCGCATTGCCCAGCATTGCTGATTTCCGCAAGTCAGGAGCCAGCATACTTCGTGGTCCAGATAACTCTGAATACTACATTACGACAGACAATTTAAAAACTGGCGAAAAGGCACAATGGGTCAAGATGCCAAATGCCGATCTAGGCAAGGGTATAACTTATCTTGACAGTGGCAAAAATGTCAATCTGGATGAGTACCGCAACATTGAAAAAACCACATACAACGAAAACAATGAAGTTTACGCTGAACAAAGAAGAGCACAACAAGAGGCATATCGAAAAAGCCAAGAAGGCCCTGGGTTCAAAGACTTTTTTAAAGTTCTAGGTATAATGACAGTGGCATCAGCAATACTGCCCTTGATTCAAGGTGCTGCTGGTGCTGCCACCAGTGCATCCAATGCTGCCAGCACTGCTGCGTCAATGGCTGAAGCAGGCGCATCAGCAGCTGAAATTTCATCTGCACTGCAAACACAAGGTCTCAACAGTGCTGCTGCCACAACTGCTGCCAACACTGCCACTGGTGTGGTAACTGGCGCTGTGGATGTGGCCAGTACCCTGGCCAGCAGTGGTGTCACAGCAGACATGATTGCTATTGCCAATTCCACACTGGATCCCATTGCTGCACTCAACGCTGCTGCTGGTTGGACTGCCGTGGATGTGGGATATTTGGCATCAATTGGTGCTCCTGCCAGCTTAATTGCACAAGCACAAGCTACCAATGTGGGCCTGGGCCTGGATCCTTATGGTCTGCGTGAACTCAGTGCAGCAGAAACTGCTGCTCTTGAAAGAAACATTGATCCAGAACTGATCAATCGATTCCAGGATCCTAATGCGGCTGCTGAAGCTGGTCGTGCTGGTGGACAAGGATCAGGCACATATTTTGATGCTCAAGGTCGATTGATTGTGCCTAGTCCTGGCGACGCAGCAATTGATGTCACTGCTGGCATGAAAGGACCTGCTGCCAGCGATGCTGCATTTGAAGCAGCCATGAGCAGAGCTGGTGGCGCTGTTGCTCCTGCTGTGCCTGCTGTGCCAGGTGCTGTGGCCAGTTCAGCTATAAATCCTGTGACAGGCCTGTTGGAAACTGTAACTCCAGGCATTGGATCAAGCCCAGTGGCCAGTGTGGTATTGAGTTCTCCTGCTGCTGCCGCAGCCACAACTGCTGCCACAACTGCTGGCGCATTGACACCAGGAATGTTGTTGGGCGGCGGACTTACTGTGGCAGGATTAGCAGGTGCAGGCGGTGGTGCTGCTGGAGGAGCTGCCAGCGGTGGCGGTGCTGTTGCACCCACACAACCTACTGCACCAACTGCACCCACACAACCTACTGCACCCACACAACCTACTGCACCCACTGCACCCACACAACCTACTGCACCCACTGCACCCACACAACCTACTGCACCCACTGCACCCACACAACCTACTGCACCCACACAACCTACTGCACCCACACAACCTACTGCACCCACTGCACCCACACAACCTACTGCACCCACACAACCTCCTACCACAGTAACTGAACCCACTGTGGTTCCTCCTGGTACAGTGATTACGGATCCTGTGACTGGTGCCACAACCACTGTGACACAGCCCACAACTGTGCCACCAGGTACTACTGTAACTCCTCCTTCTACACCAACTGCTCCTGCTGGCGGAGGATCAAACATTGGTGGTACACCTGGTGGTGGCCCATCAATAGGCGGTGGCCCTGCTATACTTGAACCTAGTGTTCCAGGCATGGGCGGCGGATCAAACATTGGTGGTACACCTGGTGGCCCATCAATAGGCGGTGGCCCTGCCATACTTGAACCTGGTGGTGTTGTTGGCGGTACACCTGGCGGTACACCTGGCGGCGTTGTTGGTGGTACTGCGCCACCTGGATCTACAACTGTGTTCAATCCTGGAACTGGCATGTATGAAACAACCATTCCAGCAGGTCCTGGCGGCGTTGCTGAAGTAATTGTGAGTCCAGTTCCTCCCACAGTACCTGGAACTGGAGTTGGTGGTGGCACTGTAATTGCTGGTGGCGCTCTAGCTGGTGGCGCTCTAGCTGGAGGTGGTGCAGGTGCTGGAGGTGGTGCAGGTGCTGGAGGTGGTGCAGGTGCTGGAGGTGGTGCAGGTACAACGCCTGTTCAACCCACTGCACCCACTACACCTACACAGCCTACTGCACCCACAAAGCCACAAGTACCCGTTGAAAATGCAGTGGTTAATCCAAATCCCAACTACACCAATCCTCCTGCACCCAGTGTGATTGATGGTGTAGGAAAAGTGGTTGATGCTGCTACCAGCGGATTGAGTGCTGCAGACTTGGCCAAGATTGCTGCTGGTTGGGTCATAATCAACGGTATCCTGACACCGCCAATACCAACTGGCCGTGCTCCATACGGACCCATTGATCCCACTAATTTTGGCACAATAGGTCAGGTCAACTTGCCAGGAACCAATCCAGGCTTCTTTACCAATGTGCCTGCTCAGTACCAGACCACAAGTCCTGTACAAAGCAAGTTCTATTGGGGACAACGCCCATATCAGACAGGTGCTAGATTCAGTCCTGAACAGTATCGCCAGGTACCTGCTCCTGCTGTGCCATTTGGCCTACAACAGATGTACACACCTGAGTCACAGAGCATCAACACACTATTGGCAGGAGTGCGTGAAGCATCAGGTCAGGCGCCATACAACATACCCAAGGCACCACAAGTTTGAGGGCCGAAAAAGGATCAAAAACATGAATACGCTAAATATTAGATCGCAAGGAGACACACAATGAGTTTTGGAAAAGGCGGAGGCACAACGGTTCAGACACCGGAAATGACTCCAGAACAAAGAGCACAGATTCAGGCTCAAACTGAATTTTTCACAGGAACCGTTGCTCCTACCTATAAAGGTGCTGTGCGTGGGGCCACTGATTTGTACAACCAAGGTAGTGCAGGTGTTACAAATGCTGCACAAAACTTGGCAGGTGCTGCCAGTCAAGCTCAGCAAAGTCTGGGCGAAACAGGTGAATCAGCACTGCGTACAGGTATCACAGGACTGCAAAGCCTGTTCTCACCACAATACGCACAAGAACAGCTCAACGCTGCCATGGCACCTGCTCAAGCACAGTATGAACAAAACTTGGCAAGTCAAGCAGCACAGTTTGGTGGCACAGGCAACCTAGGCAGCGCAAGACAAGCCCTGGCTGGTCAGCAATTGGCTGGTCAGACACAAAGTGCACAGGCTGCAACTGCTGCCAACATTTTACGTGACATCAGTGCTCAACGACTCACAGCAGGACAGAACCTGGCTCAACTGGGTCAAGGTGGTATTGGTCAAGCCCTGGGCGCAGCTGGACAGCAAGTCAGTGCTGCTATGACACCACAACAACTGTACAATCAATACGCCAGTGTGATCTTTGGTACACCTGCTGCCAGCTACAACCCTGATTTCCGCGGAACACAAGGCTCAACGACTATAGGCACCAAATACGATTATGGTATCAAACTCTAAGGTATAAAACATGGCAATCAACCAACTATCATTCATGCCAGGTTACGGCACTGACTCTCAGACTGAAACTGAAGAACAACGCCGACAACGCGAAGAACAAGAGCGCATTCAGCGCGAATCTGCTATGTTGGCTGGCCTGCCTGGTGTTGCTCCTGGTGCTGTGAGTCCTATGAGTATGACCACAGAAGATGCTGCCAACACTGAAGTTGCCAGCACACAGATAAAAACATACGGCGATGGTTCACAAGAAGAAATTGTCAAGCGTCAAATACCTGCAGCTGGTGCTGTAGATCCTATGGCAGCTCAGGTTCCTGGTCCTGACATGATGGCACCAAACCCTTTGACACAATCTCAGCAAGATCTCAATGTGTTGAATCCGCAACTTACTCCAGAGCAGCAAGCACAGGCCGAACAAATTAGAGCAATGGTAGCACAACAAGCTGGTGCTGCACAGCCAATGGCACAACAACAACCAATGAGCACGGCTCAACAGGCTGCTGTTGGCTTGCCACAACAACAACCACAGCCGCAGACAATGGCACAGGTTGCACCAATTGATCCCAACGCACCCATGCCTAACATTGGTGCACCTCCTGTACCTGGACCTGCTGTTCAAGTTGCCAGCACTGTGCCCAGTGCTGGAGTTGCTGAAGCAGCCGCTGCACAACAAGCACAACAAGCCGCACCTGCTGGTCCTGCCTGGATCGCAGCAGCCAATGAAGCTGGCAATGACTTTGACAAATTGATCCAGGTTGCTGCTCAATTCCCAGAAGCTCGCGGTGCACTAAAAGAAAAAATGCGCACTGCTCTAGAAGGCCAACGCAAAGAACAAGAAGCACAAGATATTGTGTTGAAAGCTGCTCAAGGCGATCCCAAAGCTCAAAATCAACTACAACAAGCATTGCGACCAGAAACAGGACGCAAAAAAGAAGAAGTCACAACCAGTGATTATGTCAAGGCCTATTTGTATGCACGCTTGGGATTGAACGAACTAGCTTTAGAAGCACAAAAGAAAATCCTAGGCAAGTCTACAAAGTTTGGACAAGTTACCCTGGGCAATTCAAATTGGCAAGTTGAAACTGATAGTCAAGGCAACATTGTGGGTGCGCGAGACAATGAAGGCACCGCAGCCACTGAAAACACCTTGAACAAACTGCGTGCTGAAAGCCGAGCAGTAAGCACAGCTACACCGCCAAGTGCTACATCTACTCGTATCCGAGACAGCAAAGGCACAGAATGGAGTCAGGTTCCTACACCACAAGGCATGAAGTTCTTTGACAATCAAGGCAATGCTGGTATTCCTGAAGGCCGCACTGTGCCCATTGCTGTGGGCAGCGATCTTGAAATTGCACAAAACAAACTGGATATGGAAACTATTGCCAAGTTTGGACAGCAAACTTCAACAGAAAGAATCAAGGCATTTAACAATACCAACAGTCTACGAGCAGATCGAGGCTTGCCATTGTTGAGTCTTGCTGAAATGGGATTAAATCCTGATGGTAGCATTGTTGGAGAAGCCATACGCCGTCCAGGTGCAGCAGCTACAACTACAGCGCCAGCAATGGCAGCACCTGCACCAGCAGCAACAGCGCCTGCGCCAGCAGCAGCACCAAGACCTGGTCCTGTGGCACCCACTGCAATAACACCCGCAGCAGCACCAAGACCAGGACCTGCAATATCAGCAGGCGCAGGCGGAGCAGCAACAACAGTGCCTGCAGGAACAATTCCTACTGCTGCTCAGATGGCAGAACAAACCAAAGAATCAGATCTCAACCGTACCCTAAGAGAAGCTGCTGCTAAGGCACAGATCAATGTGGGTCAGAACCTTGAAGAACAAAAGAACAAAGTTCGCACTGCAATGCCAGCAAGTGAAGGCAATGTCAATAGAATTCTAACCACGTTGAATGATATTGTTACACATCCTGGCCTAGACAAATCAGTTGGCTTGCCAAGATTGTTGGCCACTCCTTTGGAAATGATTCCTCAAAGCGATCAACGAGCATTTGCTGCAAAGTTCAAGCAACTGGGTGGTCAAGAATTCCTTGCTGCCTACAATGAATTGCGTGGCGGTGGTGGTATCAGCGAAATTGAAGGTCAAAAAGCTGAACAAGCTATCAGTGCACTCAAAGACACTGGTATCAGTCCAGCAGAGTTCAGAAAGAACATGTGGATCTTGCAGGATGCTGTAAAGTCTGGATTTGATCGTCAACGAGAATTGGTTGGACAACCGCCCAAGTATCGTGAATCACCACAGCGTGAAGAAGCCAAACAATGGTTGCGTGACAATCCCAACAATCCCAAGGCCCCTGCTGTTCGTAAAATGTTGTCAGGATTCTAACATGGCATTTGATCCAGATGAATTCTTAAAACAAGAAAAGAAGAAGCCTACTGCTGCATCAATTGCTGCACCAGCTGCTGTCAGCGACAGTTTTGATCCAGATGCTTTTTTATCGGATCCTGCCAATGCACTGGGTGGCACTTCTGAACCCAGCATGGTGTCCAACACCCAGGTACCTTTGACTGCACCAACATCAGTCGATGCAGTACCACAGTTGCCATTGACAGGATATGGACCAGGTATTGGTAGTCAATTGGCTCAGACAGGACTGGGTCAAACTGCTTCAGCTATGGCACAACCTTATACTAGGGCAGCACAAAATGTCATGGGACAATATGCGGCCAGCCCACTGACCAAATTGGCTCCTGACCTAGCATCTATTGCTGCTGGTATACCGCCTCCTATAGCAACAAGTCAAGCACTGCAAGCTACACAGCAAGCAGGTTCAGCCGCTATGAGAAGTCGATCAGCCCCGCCTGCAATGCCTACTTTTCAAAGTGCAGGTCCTGCTCCCACATCTACTCAAATAGCTGGCAATCCAATGTTGGCAGAAATGGCTGCACGCCAAGCGGCACTGGAAACAGAAAGCTTGGCCAACCGCACCATGATACAGAAATTGGCCATGAGCAAGGTCATGCAAACAATGGGTCAAGTAGCTGGTGCAGTAGCACCTGCGTTGAACACTGCGGCAAGAGTTGTTGGTCCTGTAGGTGCTGCCATGAACTTGTATGAAGCAGGCCAAATGGCTCGAGAAACACAGCTGGGTCCACGACTGGTACAAGGTCAAGGTCAGCGTGCTGAGCAGGCTTTTAGAAATATTGGTTCCAATTACGGTGAAGCATTCCGCAACACAGTGTCACCACAGCAAGCAAGAGATATCTTGGCATCTGGTAGCATGCGAGACATCACAGCTTTTGGTGGTGCTGCATTCTTACGCCAACGAGCAGGACAATAAAGTATGGCCAAGAAAACAGTCAAACTTTCAGTTGGACGCGGTGAGAAATTGCCTGTGAGCAAGGGTGCAGGCTTGACAGCCAAAGGCCGTGCCAAGTACAATCGTGAAACTGGCAGCAACCTAAAAGCACCAACCAAAAGCGGTCCGCGACAAAAAAGTTTCTGTGCCAGAAGTGCCAGCTGGACTGGTGAACGCGGCCGAGCAGCAAGAAAAAGATGGGATTGTTAAAATGAAAAACGGATTGTACGCAAACATACACGCCAAGCGTGAACGAATTGAAGCAGGATCTAAAGAGCGGATGCGTAAGCCTGGCTCAAAAGGAGCACCCACTGCTGAAGCCTTCAAGCAGTCAGCCAAGACTGCCAAACCTGCTGGGGGTAAAAAGAAATGAACACAGCACAACAACTCTTACAAGTATTCAACGACAACTTTGTGGCCTACTTCCGCAGCCATGTTGCACACATCAACATCACAGGCCGCAACTTCCGCAGCGATCACAAACTGCTGCAAGGTGTGTATGAACGCCGTCAAGCCCAAATTGATGTGCTGGGTGAATTGATTCGCACTGTAGGCGAGTTCATGCCCTGCTGCATTGCGGATGTGTTGGCCATGAGTCAAATTGCCGATGATGAGCAAGACGGATCAGCAGATGACATGCTGGCTTCTGTGAGAGACAACCTGGATCAATTACGTGGCTGTTATCAAGAACTCATGGAGATTGCTGAAGGTGAAGGCCATCAAGAAATTGCCAACTATGCCCAAGAACAAGTGTTGGACATAGCCAAGTCAATTTGGATGCTGGACAGCACCCTGGGTTAATTACTCCAGCACTGCCAACACAGTGCTTTCATCCACAATGTGATAAGTGCGGTTTTCATGTTCAAAATGGCCACACTTTGACCAATCCACAACAATGATGTCTCCCGTGGAGATATCTTCCTTTACTTGTGGGCCCACACTCAGCACACGAGCATTGGGACGCTGTTGTTCTGTTTGTAAAATAATACCGCCCTGGGTAGTTTTGGTGCCGGCTACTCGCTCGATAACCATTGTTGTTCCAACTGCTTTTAACATTTCATTCCTTTAGTCTTTTGTAGGCGAAACTGCCTCTAACATCATAGCCGCAGCGTTGATGTATGCGTAAAAATCCTGACTGGTCGCCACGCATGGTTGTGCTGCAGATCACAGGGATACCACTGGCTCGTGCCCAGCGTTCCCAAATCTCAATCATTTCTCCCACCAAGCGTATTCTATCACGCACAGGTAGACTCAAGTCTATATGCACCATACGCACAGCACACATTGCATCATCTGACCACGGTGCTGTGCTACGATGTGCCCACACATACGCAATGATACCACTGGCTTGCTCACATACCCACAGCATTTCCATTTGGGGAAGATAAAAGCTGTTAACAACAGCAAGCGTGAGATTGCGTGCATACGCCACAGGATCAGGTGTGAATAGGTGATCTATCTCAGTTTCGAAATGTGCAACAGCAATATCCACAATGGGCTGCACATCAGCACCAGTTGCGGGTCTCCAAGTCCAGGTCATCATGTGTATATTTATTGATATTGTACCATTTGGCTAAATATCTATATGAAAACACCTGGACGCAGACCCCTACCCAAAGACCCTTTGTTTGATCTCAACTATCAAGAAAGTTATTATCTACAACACATACATCACAATCCCAACACAGGTTGTGATGAATGGCACGGACCCCGACATCGTCAAGGCTATGGCATGATTGGTGCTTGGCGTCAAGCAGATGGTGTCAAGATCATGACAGTGACCCACAGGATTGCTGGTCGCCGAAAGTTTGGTCGTGCCCTGGATTCAGATGAGTTTGTGATACACACTTGCTCAAATCCACGCTGTGTCACAGAAGATCACCTAATGCTGGGTGATCGATACACTGTGCATGATGTCATGAAACAAAACGCACGCTATCAAGCGTCAGGTAGGAAACTGGGCAGCAAAAACCGGCCAAAATAAAAGCAGCCCTGGGGCTGCTTTTTTGTATAAGTGTCGGTGCTGGGGTTGGTATAGGACTCTGTAAAATGGCAATTAAACAGACTAACTTAGAAAGGACTCCAAAAACTATGACCTAACACTTTACCTTCAGGACGATGGAGGGAGACCCAACCTGCCTCTGCGTTTAAGACACTGCTCGCGATTGAACAACATCTCTCAGCACTGACGCTACTATTTAGCGGGTTCAAACAAAACTAGTGAAAAAAGTTGTTGATTTTTGTCAAGATACTAAATACAATACTAGAGAGGAATACAAAAACAAATAATTTTTATTTGTTGAAAAACAGCACAAGGTTGGTGGGCCGATTGTAATACCACTGGTGAATCCGTTCTGATGTGTGACGGTAGCCAAATCCGATTGCTGTTGTCGGGCTTTTGAGCACTACCCCAAAGGATGCCTAAAACTTCAGCCCTACGGTCAGAAGTTTGCTCAATCGTAAAGGTTGTCAAAGTGAATGAGAAACACGGTCTGACAAAGACTACCTCATATCAGCACAGAGTCCAGACTCCATACTCTGCTGTGCTGTGCGTAAGATGGACACTGAAACGGGAGATCGCAAAACCTGCCCGGCCTGAAATGGTGTGTTTGTATGGATCTGATGATGCTGCCCAGCACAAGAATCACGCTTGGATAGCGTGATTCTGACTCCACATCGCCCACCTCTCTAAACAAAAACAAACAAGAGCAAATTGAGCGGCGACAGACGCTCAATAGATCTCGCTTAGAGATCTTGATGTGTGTTAAACTTGCTTCATGAACTTGAAATATGAATTTGCTTATACCAAAGTGCCGTTTGGCAAATATCGTGGTTGGTTTCTCAAAGATGTACCTGACAACTATGTTCAATGGGCATTGATCAATCACAACGATCGTGGCATCTGTGAGATGATGGCAGTGGAATGGCAACGACGACATCCTGAATATCGCAAGACACCAAAATAATGCCATTTGGCTAAATAATGGGAAAGGAACATTCCCATTATGGCCACATTCTATTATCGTTCAACTCGTCAACTGGAACCCAGACCCGGCACTGTGTGGAGCACAGTGTATATTCGACAGGATCCGGCGGAACATCAACGCCTGCTGACCTGGTTGGTGCGCATAGCTGAAGACATTGTGGGCATAGCACAGATAGATGCTGATCTGGCTCAATGGTTCTGCCGACCAATGCCAGACTTTCGCAAAAGCATACGTGGCCACTACTACTCACCAGAAGAATTGATCACAGACATGATTGATCAGCTGGCACATGGCCGTGACATCACCGAGGCCATGATTGGTCGTTGGAATCGATTGTGTGAAGGCACTCCTTGGCAGATTGATCTTGAAGCCACCTCTGGTACCAGGCCACCACAGCAGGATCCAATTGTTGTGTTCGCGTGATACCTTCAATCCAGGCTCCAGGAGGTCGGTTGCGCCAACGAGTGCTGCGTCGGTAAATGCTGCGTACTTGATATTTCATAACTGCCTATTTAATACACGCAGTTGACCCGATCATGCTGTTTGGTATGTGTACACAGCACAGTGCGGTATGGTCAAGCTGTGATTGTACTGCCAAACTTGACTGCTGCCAGGTAGGTTCAGTAGTTGATCTCTACGTACACAGTCAGCGGGCACTCTCAAAATATACACCACCCCACCATAACGATACTGCTCACGCACAAGATTGTCTGCTAGATCTGGCGTGGCTGTCAAATACCATGAGGGGCGCCCACTAACGCCACCAGTCATGATGTCCACTGTGATAGGAGTCACAGGCAGCACACGAGTTGATTCAAATTCGGCGTACAAGTCCGGCGGCACTGCCACAAAGTAGTTTTTGAGTTTAGGCTGCTTCATGTGTGTCCTGATCCTGGTCTGCCTGAACACCAGCAGCATCCAATGCAGCAAAGAACGCATCACCAGATCTGTCATGGTCAGGATCCAGTGCAGCAGCCTGACACCAGGCCTGATACCAAGCATCACGCTGATCATGATTCATGCTCCAGTACTGTGTCCAACTGGGATTGGAGATGGATTTCAGCACAGGCAGTCTGGTTTCACGAACAACCATGACATAGTTTTCAGGATCAGCGTGAACACGATTCAATATGGTTGAGCGATCACAGTGATGTGCTCGTGCTGCCTGTGCTGCACTGGCAAAGGTACCTAGGGGTGTGCGAACTGGTGTTGAATTGGGCATGGTGTATTTAACCAAAATGTGTTGACCAGTATTCAAACTCATGCTATAATTACTACACATTGTTAAACAAACAGGAGGCTTACAATGCAAACACCACAAGACATCACATTAGATATCATGAAAGACAACAGTCGCGTTGTTGATTTTATCACACCAGTTCTCAAAACTTTTACCAAGTTAGAAATGGTCAAACAAGATGCCAAGCATGATAAATCAGCCAAAGCATATCTTGAATCAGTAGAACAAGAATACAGGAACCAACTAAAGTTCTTGTATGAAGCAGCCCAAAAGGCCTTCCCTGAAGACAAAGTAGATCCCAGGATTGCACACAGTAGTCTTGGTCCTGCTGATATCCTGGACCATTACGAGTTCAGCGTAATAGTTAGAAAGAAATAAAACAAAGCCCGAAAGGGCTTTCCTACAAAGGAATTAAAATGACAGAACGCACACAAGAACAACTATTAGAATACAAAGCATTGCTAATGAGATCATACGACGACATTTCAAACAATGTAGAACCAACAGAATTTATCAATCACGAACTGGCTCTTGGCAAAAGTCTTGATGACATTCAAGCAGGCATTGAAGATAATCGTGTATGGATTATGGAAACAATGAAAATGAAGAAAACCTAAAGCCTCCCTGTTTATAGGTTTTGGCCCTGTTAAACGCAGGGCTTTTTTGTTTCCGCTAAATATCTGCATGACAACGGAAAAACAATCAGATCAACCAAAAGTGCGTAAGAAGGCACCCAGTCGTGGTGGTGCTCGCAAAGGTGCTGGCCGTCCCGTAGGATCAACCAACAAGATCCGGATTGAAGAACTCATGACCACCATACACACCACGGCTGGTCGCCCCTATGGTGAACTCCTGGCACAGAACTATGTTCAAGCCATTGCTCGTGAAGACTGGAATGGTGTTCGCGACTACGACAAAGCATTCATGAACAAGATGATTGCTGACAAAACTGAAGTGACCACAGTAGACAGTGCAGACACAGTGGCACAAAAATCAGCAGCTTTTGCAGAAGCCATAGCCCAAATAGCTGGTATAGCCAAGAAACACTAAATAATCATATGCCGTTGATAAAGTCCAAATCAAAACAAGCGTTTGACAAAAATGTCAAGACAGAAATCGCAGCGGGGAAACCGCCTCGTCAGGCTGTGGCTATCGCGTATGCCACCAAGCGATCGGCAGCAAAGACTTCGAAGTCAAAAGGAAAACAAAAATGAAACCAGCAGGTACACAACGAGATACCAACTTGAATTTTGATGGCATGGAAAGCATGAGCCCCAGCCGCAGTTCAAAGTTTGCACACAACAAGTGGTCAGGACACTCTAATGATGGTCGTGAAGTAAACTTTGGTCGTGGCCCCACCCGAGGCAACGACGGCATGTGCGACACTCCAAAGAACTTGGGTGCTTCAGTGACCAAAGACAAAGGTCGTCGTCCTCCCACATCAGCCCTGCCCGCAGTGCCCGCACAAGGCAGTGTACGCGACAACATCAACCGTGGTCATCAAGACCGTGGTGCAGGTGGCACACAAGTACGCAAGCCCGCACCTGACAACATTCGTATTGGTCAAGGTGGCGGCACAAGTTATGGTGCCACAAGTCGTGGTAGTCGTCCTGTTGCCCCAGGCAGCACCGAAGGCATCAACTATGGCCCCAAGAAGCAATACTAATAGGAACCTGACACCATGATCCCATTTATCCCCCAAGGTCCATCAGTGATACTGCCCTACACTGATGACTCAACAGACAACAGCGTGACCCTGGACATGGGTGCGTTAGGCGTGCCCAATGTGCTGTATGTTGTGAACCCAGACACTGCCAATGTGGTTGTGGTCAATGTGAGTTTTGATCCACTGGACACCAACGCCAGCATCCCTACATCAGGAGCCAATGGCATAGGCACAGTGATCGCACCGTTTGGTTATGCCATGATTGGCATTGACTCACACTACCGCACTGGGCCTGTGTATCTAAGTGCTGCTGGCGACAGTGCCACAGGCAATGTGTTTGTGACACCTGGCGTGACACAGTACAAGTAAGGAACAACAATGAAAACCAATCCAGAATCTAAACCCATCAACCAAAAGCGTGGACCCACAACAGGCAACGCTGGTACTGCAAGCAAGCGTGAACAGTTCATGACAGCCAAAGCCAAATCTGGTAATGAACGCAGTGCTCTTGCTGACATGGTAAGTGACGCTGTGGCCAACCGTGGCCGCAAAATGAAAGGCTTCCGCGACGCCGCAGTGGAAGGACTCAAACCCATGGTAAATGTGGGACGAGGACCTACAAAAGGCAACAAGGCCTAAACAGCCTATTCACAGTCAGTGCCCAGGGCACTGGCTGTTTTCTGATCTATAACTGTAAGGAACTGATATGACTGATCAAACCACCAACCCTTGGGCTGACGAAGAGCCCACCTCCAAGACTGTAAAGCCCGCAAAGGCCGCAGCACCAAAAAAAAATCTTGAGCAACAATTGGCCACCCAGGTTGAATATGACCTGGACGGCCTCATGACTGACTTTCCCACTGCCCGAGACCTTGAACGCTTTGTGTTCGACGAAACTGGCATTGTGTTGAACCTCAAAGGTCGCTCAAACAAACTCAAATACCAAGTGGCCATGGATGTGCTCAACGGTTCGGAAGTTGATCCTGCTTACCTGGGCAAAGACAATCCTTACCTGGAGAAGACTGATCTTGTGCCTGAAGAGCCCATGAAAACCTTGCCTGAACGCCTGGCCAGCCTACCACCACGCACAGAAGTGCAAAACGAATTCTTCACTGCCTTTGTGCCACATAGTGATCCAGAATATCACGCACAGGGTCGCAAGATGCACTGCACATTCCGCAAGTATCGCACAGGCGAAATCACCTATGAAGTGCTGGGTCCTATTGAACCACGCCCTTATGGTGAAAAGATTGACAAGTGGGGCAAAGTGCGTCCTGAAATCATTCGTTGGGTTGATCCACGCACAGGCGAACAATTGGTTCAGCGTGAAGATGGCACACTCACTCCCATTGGCCGCAGACTGCGTGCCATGATGCAGACATTCCGCTACAATGACTCCAACCAATGGGTGCGTTATGTGGACCGAGACTTTATCAGTCTTGACATGAAGGCTGCTATCAATCCCTGGGACTTGGGCAATGAGTGATATCACTCCCCAGATGCGTGACGCTGAGATCCGAGCAGCCACAGAGGCTCGACGAGTGGTCGACACCAAGATCCAGCAAAAGGTCATGGCCGTAAACCGCGAAGCCTTTGTGATCAAGTTTCCAGGATACTTGCAGCATTCAATGCGCCTGGTCAACGAACGACTCATGAACTGCCTCAACAAGCCAGAAGGCACTGATCTTGCTGATCCTGACACATGGCCAGCAACAACACACGAGATTGCTGACCTAGCACAAGCACTGTATCACCTGGACTTGATACGCCAAAGCTGGGAGTAAGTCGTGATCAATCCCAGCGTTCTAATGCGTCGAGCTGTGCGTTGGGTTTGTGATCAGCACGACATTGAGCCTGCTCAGTATGTGACACTGACCACAGACCAACAACTACGCCTACAAGACCTGGTGACTGCTGTGGCTGATGACATGCAGTTCAATCAACTGCGATACTTCAGACCATTTGCACACCAGCTGAAATTCTTCACTACCCAGAACGACCGTAGAGGTATTCTTGCTGCCAACCGTATTGGTAAAACAGTAAGCACCTGCTATGAAACTGCCATGCACCTTACTGGACAGTATCCAGACTGGTGGCAAGGCCATCGCTTTGACCGGCCTGTCACAGTGATGGTTGCTGGTGAAGGTTGGAGCCAGGTTGCTCTTGTGCTACAACAAGAACTGTTGGGCACACCCGATGTCAAACTGCAACAACAACTGGGCACTGGTGCTATACCACGTGCAGCCATTGTGACAGATACCATGCGCAATGATGGTGCTAACTGCATAGGCTGTGAGATACTGCACGCCTCTGGTGGACGCAGTTATTTGCTGTTTGCTAACTACACACAGGAGGTCCGCCAGTTGCAGGGTTTCAAACTGGACTTGGCGGTATTTGATGAACAACCACCAGATGACTTCTTCTCTGAGATTGTCACCCGAACTGCAACAACACAAGGCATGGTTCTCTGCAGTTTTACCCCGCTTAAAGGCCTTAACGGACTCGTCTCCAAGTTCTGGAATCGTGAGTCGGGCTATGACTATATTAGGGTCAGTTGGGACGATGTGCCCGAATATGACCCTTGGGGAGAGCCCTTCCTACTTGCCTCAACCAGAGCCCAACTGGAGCGAGATTATCTTCCGCACGAACGCGAGGCTCGTATCCAAGGGCGGCCTATCATGGGCAAGGGTGCTGTTTTCCAACTTCGCTCTTGGCCAACCTATAAACCTAGTGATTTCAACTTCCGCGAAATGCCAAATATCCAACGGGTCATTGCACTGGATCTAGGACTGGTCAACGACAAAACAGTGATCACCTTGGCCTACTGGGATCCGTGGGAAGAAACATTCTGGTTGCACAAACAGATTGTGATTCAGGGTGTTGAAGAAGCAGTGCCCAGCCAATACATCAACCACTTGCTCCGCCCTGAAGTGTTTGGCACACCCATTGTGCTGCCTGCTGATGCATCAACACCTGGACGCTACACAATGAGTAGTGATAGTATCCGTCAACTGTTTGAAAAGTATGAACTCAATGTGGTTCAGAGTGCTATCCTGAATCCACCTGACTCTGAAGGTCGACGCAGCAACCACAAGAGTTATGGTATCAATGCCATGCGACAGAGTCTGGAGTTTGGCACATTCTACATCAATGAGAACTGCACAGAGTTTCTGAACGAAGCACAGAACTATCACGTGGATGAAAAGGGTCGTTTCAGTGATCCAGACGACTGCATAGACTCAGCCCGCTACGCCTACTTGGCAGCACTGCAAGGCATTGCTGAACCCTGGGACAACCGCACACCACAACAACGAATGGCAGCACAGCGTGATCGTTATGTTCGCCGGGTTGAAGACAAGTTGCCAGCCTGGAAGCGCAGTTATAATCCAGATGCTTGACATTATGCTAAATACAATGTGAAAGGACACACTATGTTTAATTCATTATTTGGAATCCCGGTATCAACCACTTCAGCCCTGTCTGGTCAGAACATGCTGATGACATCAGGTTCAGCGTTGCAAAACGCTTACAACCAGAATCAAGCCTACAGTGGTCAGCATGCGTCCAACATGCTGGCTCAGCAACAGGCAGCCTACAACAGTGCCTTGTCAGCCCGACAGCACCGATTCATGATTGATGGTCGCACAATGAGCTTTGATGATTTCCTAGATGAAGTGGCACCTGGAGACGACAACCCCCAGCGAACTTTTTTAATCTTAAAGTACAAAAAATGAACACAAATTCAATATACCGACCAGAGCCCTGGAAAAGAATAGACAAGAGCATGCAGGAGATCTATCTGGATCTTATTGCACACTACAACATCAACACTGTGGGAGAGATAGTAGAACAGTTCTCTGACAAGGGCACTGTTCACAGTTACATTGATTTCTATGCAGCCAATTTTGAATCAGCACGCAAGTTTTGTCGCATGCTGGAGATTGGCTTGATGACAGGTGCTAGTATGAAACTGTGGACAGAGTATTTTTACCTGTACGAAATTGCTGGCATTGACCTGCGAAACGGTTGGAATGATACTCGACCCTGGCAAGCTGATTTAGAGAGTGACCCCAAGATTGAACTACACTTTGGTATTGATTCAACACGCCAGCAAGTGGAGTTTGATGAACCATTCAACATTATCCTGGATGACGGTGCTCACGATTGGCAAAGTCAATTCCTCACATTCCGCAACTACTGGCCTGCCCTGGCTGAGGGTGGTGTGTACTACATTGAAGATGTGGAAAGTTCAGACAGCATGCAAAAACTGCGTGAAACCATACTACGTTGGCTGGGTCCAGATGTCACTGTGGGCATAAACCAACACCTGGGACACAAGGGTGGTCGTGCTGATGACCAAATTTTGATCATAAAGAAACCAAAATGAAAAACTATGTAGTTTGGACCAACTGTAAAGTCCGTGAAACTGAGCACCGCTTTGGTATTGAACCCTGTGCTGATGACAGCGTCACAGCAGACTATGACACAATGTTTAGATACAGCCTGGCATCAGCCCAGAAATTCTTGCGTGGTGACTGGGAACCCGTTGTGTTCACAGAGCCAGCTGAAAACCGTATTGAAATGTTTCGCAGCAATTGGCAACGCATCCGCGACCTATGGCACAGCGAACCCTGCAATGTGCTGTATCTTGACAGTGACACTGTGTTTCTCAAGCCCACTGAAATTTTTGGACGATTTGATCAATACCGCTTGTTCAACTGGTCAACCCCACCACAGGACCACGGCTTTGAAAACTACTTCAATGCTGCTGTGCGTTATCATCCGCACACAATGTCAGCTGAGACCTGGGCTGTGGGCGATGAATTAGCAGCCAATTGGCGTATGGATATCTGGGATCAAGAGCAGATCATATTCAACGCAATGTTCTGGAGTCAAGGACTCACATTTGAAGACGCACACCACCCAGAACTGAACTGGCAAGCACCCACAGGCACCACACTGCCAGAACTGGCAGCACACGCACAGTTCAACAGTTTTCCCATACAGCACACACGCATCTTGCACTATCATGGCACACGCGGCAGCACACGCGGACAAGATGTAGCAGCCTTGCTGGCTGGTCTAACAGGAGTCACGCTGTGAAAGATATAGATGAATACGGACAGCACTGGAACGCAGTGCCTGACTCTGAATACATTGTGGATTTCCAGGACGGCAATGCCACTGTGTTGTGCACTGCACACATGACAGCCATGAGATTGGCTTGTGAAGCAGCCGCTGTGGAAATCTCAGTGTATGAACTGCCAGAAGATGAAGAACCCATTGCTTGCCAAGCCTGTCATCTCACAGAAGTCAAGCGACCCAAAATAATCTTACACTAAGGAATCACCATGGGCAAAGGATCAAACCCCAGACCAATCGACATACCCAAACAAGACTACAGAGACAACTGGGACAGGATATTCAGTCGGAAAAAGCCTGAACCTGAACCTAAACCACCAGGTAAAACACCAGACGCTAAATAAGCCATAAGGAACGAACCTGCGATGCTGGATATCAAAAACATCCCGGTTGAGAGAATCAACCAAAACCGTAAAATCAATGCCAACTTTGTGCGAATGAAGAACCTGATGGATGTCAAGATGGCATCTTACCTGCGTTATCTAGGCACCAAGAACGCTGTGAACCGTGCGTCAGACTACCACTACCTGTGTTTGGCAGTCACAGACTCAACAGCACCCGTTAACGGCATAGATTATATTCACCCTAGTGTGAAGCCTGTGGTAGATTATGCTACTGCTGTGATTGCCAAAGGCATTGCACCCAATGGTGAAGTAAACTTTGACTTTGTGCCTGAAAACGAATTTGACGCAGAAGCAGCACGACAGGCCACCAACATGGTAAGTCATGTGATCAATGAAATGAATGATCCGCATTTCATTATGGAACGCTGGATCATGGACGCCAACATGCACAAAAACGGCATGATGATGATCAAGCCTGTGCGTGAACCCATTGTGCGTTATGTTGACACACAGGGCACAGCAGATCAACTGTTGGCTTTTGAACAACAAGCACGAGATTCTGGCATGAATGCTGTGCAACAAATGCGCAGACGCACAGGAGTTGACATGGAAGCTGTGATGGCAGAAGTGCAACAAAACTTGCCGCAGGTCAGTGCAGACAACAGCCGCAACATGCTGGATTCAATCATAGCAGGCATGAGTGATTCAGAAGAATTCCTGGACGATACCACTCAGATGCAGGACATGGCTCAGCAAGCTCAGCTGGAAGGTGAAGAGTCTGTGTTGAATGACGCCATTGCTCGCAACACAATCTACACAGCCAAATACAAACTCACAGGCTACAACCTGTACATCAAGTTCCACCCTATCGCACAACACTACTGGATCTGTGATCCCACAGTGCCCAAGATGGAAGATCAACCCTTCTGCGGCTACTACGATCCCATGACCATTCAGGAAGCCACAGAACTGTATCCGGGTTTGAATCTAAGCGAATTTGAACGCCACGCTGAATACAACATGAACGGTGCGTACCAAGCAGGTTCAGTGCTCAACAACCTGGCCATTCACGCTAGAGACAGTGTACCTGTTATGGGTGTGCCAGTTTCAAGTGCAGCATCAGCAGATCCAGACAGCCGCCAGATCACTGTTGTGACTGTGTGGAACCGATATGACATTGATGGTGATGGTGAACTGGAACTGGTTGAACTGATCTATAGTGGCAGTTACATTATCAGTGCCCGTGAAGTGGAGTTTATCCCTGTGGCCAACATGTGTCCTAAACCATTGCCTGGCAACTTCTACGGTATGAGCATTGCTGAATCAGTGATTCCCATGCAGGAATACCAAACATCAGCAGCACGAGCAGAAATTCAACTGGGCCTGCTGACAGCAACACCACGCATTGGTGTCAAGCCAGACCGTGTGGACTTTGAAATGATGCAGGACGGCGAAGCAGCCATCTTTATCCTGGATTCAAAATTTGATCCTGCCAAAGACATTTACCCAATGCCACCTCCAGCAGGCAATCTCCAGTTCTTGGAAGTGGCCATGACTCGTATCCAGCAGGACACAATGGCCATGGTTGGTATGACCACACCACAGGACACATTCAATCCAGAAGTTATGGCACCCGGCAACTCAGGTGTCAAACTACAACTGGCACTGACACCAAACCAGATCATTCAAGACAACACAGTACGCAATGCTGCGGATGGACTCAAGCAAGCAATCTACTTGGTATGGCGTACTCTGATACAATACGGCGATGACCATGGTGTCAAGCGCCTGGCTGCCAAGTTCCACCCTGACAGCAAGTCTGAGTTTATGGACTACACTCGTTGGGACGCCATGGAACTGGCTGATCGCAAGCACATTCAGATTGAATTGGCCCTGGGCATGCAAAGCCAAGAAAACGCAATTGGACGCCAGCAGCTGATTCAGAAGTGTCAGACAGATCTTTATGCAGTAACACAAGGCATGGTAGCACAAGGTACGCTGAATGAAACAGTGTACCAAAAGATCAAGCGACCATTCAGTGAAACACTGTATATCCTGGGTGTCAAAGATGCTGACACATATCTGCCCAGTGATGAAGAAATCAAAGCCATGATTGAATCTGGCAAGGCTGCTGCTGGACAAAAAGAACCTAGCCCAGCAGAAAAGAAAGACCTCAGCGTGGCAGCACTCAATGCTGTCAAAGCAGAACAAATCACTGCTGAAACACAAGGACTTGACCCAGACACACAACTCAACTACATGGCCATAGCAATGGGCAAGACCCAAGATTATGGGCACTGATCCAATTTAACAAGGAACTGCAATGATATCTGAAGAAGCCATTGAGGCATACAACACACGGCTCACTGTTGATGTATCAAGTATACAAAAACTTTCGCCATCACAACGTGACACAGTAAAAAGCTATGGCTCACAGGCCGAAGCACTGTTGAAGAATCGTGACCTGGCTCAGTTTATACATCACTTCAAGTTCTTGCTGGCTGACACACAAAGTGAACTCACTGCACACACAGCAGAAGCCAACAGTGAGCGAGTGGCCATTGCCAATCAGCTTACAGGCATCAATGGCTTTGTCAACAGCCTCAAGCGTGCTGTGTACTACAAAAACAAAATTGTGGCCTGGGAACAGTCACCACAGACCAAGAATCAAAAGACCGAATTAAAACAAGTTTTTGATCCGAATGACTAAATATTCACAGCAAGGTAACCACAAGGCCCTTGCAAATTTTAAGGAAAAACATGACAGAACTGATCAAGCCTAACATCCCGTTAACGGATGCGGCCACTGACAACACTGCAGGACCGACTTTGGGTTCTATAGCAGAGAAAATGGCCGTGATGCGTGAACAAACGCTGCGTAACCAGATTCGTGCTACCGAAGATACTGCAACAGGACAAGAGGATGGACAGGCAGAAGCCTCAAGCCCTGTGGCACCCGATGTGCCAGAAGATGACGACATTTTTGCCCCGGAACAGCATGAAGGCGCTGAACAGGAACCAGCCCAGACTGAACAGTCTGTAAGCGACACCGATAATTCAGACAATACTTCGGCAGAAGAACTCATAGACTTTATTGAATTTGCAGAGACAAACCCCAATGCCAAATTCAAATTTACCCGCAACGGTAAAGAAGTCATAGTTGATGCCAAGAGAGCCGCTGCTATACTGGGACAGGGTGGAGCCATCCACGAAGATGCCCGACAGTTGAAAATCGAGCGTGCTGAGTTTGATGAATATATCAAGGAAACTCGTAGCCGCCAGGAAGGTTTGACACTGGCAATGGAATTCACAGTTGAACCGCAACTGCAGAAGGCCTATGATGAGATTGTGAAGACGCAGGGTTACCAAACTGTGTTTCAACAACAACTTGCAGCCACACATGATCCTGCCCAACAGGCCAGGATCCAGGCAGGAATGCAGCAGAATGAGCAATACATTCGCCAGCAGCAAGATGTTATTGGAAGACTACGCCCAGCAGTGGATCAGTTCCGTCAGGTTCGCCGACAGCAAGTGCAGGAAATCTTGGAAAACAACCGCAAGGCGTTTCAAGACAAGGAGTTGAAAAACGAATATGTCTACAACGAACTGCGCAACAAGGTTGAAAAGATGTGGACCGGAGCCCGTAATGAACTTGTGCCTGGAGTGGCCAACATTGACCTGATATCATCAGATGAAACACTGCTGGGACTGGTGCGAGACGGATTGAAATACCGCAACGCTGCCAAGCCCAAAACAGCAGGTGCCAGCATAGCACAATTGACCAGTCGGAAAGGTTCCAGCACTCAACGCAACAGCGATGATGGTGTGAGCAAACTTCGTGAACAAGCCAAAGCCGGCGATAAAAAAGCCGGAGACAACCTCTTGGTGCAGCGACTCGCACAGATTCGTGGCAACAGAGGTGGTAGATAATAGCCTAATATAATATTCAAGGAGAATAACATGGCAGAAATTACAACCAGTCAAATTGGTAATGGTACAACAGCATATGGTGCTGACATCGTTGTCAAAGACTTAGATCTAGATGTATCCAATCGTGTAAAAGACGATACCCCCGTGCTCAACATGTGTATGAGCAAAAAGCGCAAGGTCAACAGCACACTTCCATTGTGGACTGACGACATCTATCGCTTGCCTTCAGCACAAGCTGTGAAAGAAGGTGCCGCAGTTAGCACAAGCAACGCAGAGAGTAACAGCCGTTACAACTTGGGCAACTACACACAGATCTTCCAAACAACTATCGCTGCTAGTGGTACTGCTCGTGCTGTTATGCAGGCGGGCGGAGATCCGCAGGCCTACCAAGAGGTAAAGCAGTTGATCGAATTGATGTTCGATGTGGAAATGCAACTTGTGCGTGGCGACCAAATTGGTACCAAGTACGGCGGCCAAACTGGTACAGCAATTACCAACCCAGGCACAGCTCAAGACGGCGGTCGTCGTATGGGTAGCCTGGATGCTTTTGCTGGCACACACAGTTTCAACCCCAGCGGTGCTGCTATCGGCAACATCACCACAAACACCAACAACGAATCTACAGACAGCAGCACTGCCAACGTAGGTAACTTGAACATTCAAGCTGACGGTAGCCAGTTCTACACAGGTACTTTCACTAACCAAGTGTTCCAGCCTGTGATTTACAAGCAATTGGTCACCACTGCTGAACAGCGTTACAATGCCAAGATCCGTACCATGGTTGTTCCAACCAGCCTGCGTACCATGATCTCTGACAACATCGTGAACAGCAACACCAGCATCAACCGTCGTAATGTGGAGCGTGGCGACACAATCCAGACTTACGAAGGTGACTTCAACTACACATATGAGATATATGATAGTTGGATAATGGACAGTGCTGGTGTAAGCGATCAGATCTACTTCTTGAACGAAGATGTTGTACAGTGGGGTTCACTCCGCGATCTAGGACCCAACAACGAAGTATTCAGCAATGCTGACGCTTCATTGGATCAGTTCTTGATGGAAGGTACATTGATTGTTCGCAACCCAGCAGGCGTTGGCGTGTTGCACAACATCTCAACAACTGGTGCAGCAGTAAGTGCACCGCGTGGAGCCAGCTTCGTTCAGCGTATCAACGCTGGTGCAGGCAACAGCTATGTCTAATCAACCCTGAGTTGATGGATATTCAAAGGCCCTTCGGGGCCTTTTTGTTTGATCAAAAACCCTGTATGTTGCATTAGTGCTAAATATCCATATGAGCCAAGATATCAACCAACCAGAATACCTAGACAACACAGATCCAGAACGCAATTATGATTATTGGCGTCAAGATCATGGTGGTATTGTCACAAATCACAACGGCGTAGCAGACACACTGCTCAAAAACGACCAGCTATATCGCAGCATGAAAGGCGATTGGAAACGCACCAGTCTCAGCGGCAGCAAAAACATCATCACAACCACTGGGCGTGAAGATGGCAAGTTCTACATTCGTCGTGAACAAAAGAATGCTGAAGCAGTGGCACGCCGCTGTGCTGAATATCGCAAAGCAGCCGAAGCAGGACACCATGATCCCTTGGCACCCATTGGTGATGATGGCCGACTCACATACAAATGGATGGACCTGCCCAATGTTGTGAGCATTCGTATCAGTGATCAGTATTTTGGTGGCATGCCCTGGGCTGCTATCAAACATGACCGCACACTCAAAGCACAGTTTTACCGGGTGGTAGAACGTGAATACAATCAATATGTTTGTTATCCTGGCGGCAAGTTGCCCATCCCTGTTGATGTGCCATATCCTGCTCGAGTAGGCGAACAAAAGTTCTTTAAAGGACACACAATATGAGTTTCTTAATACCCAACGGTGACGCACTGGTTGAATACATCCAGGACTTCACAGGATCCGCAAACGACACTGAAATCAAACAGTGTATCTTTCTTGCTGAATTATCAATGCGTAACCTGGAACTGCCAGCCTTGCGTAGCGATCCCTATGATCCTGTGAACATTGGCGTGGCAGACGCACAAGGCATGGTACCAATCCCAGCTGACATGAACAAGCCCATTGTGTTTTTCAAACAGGGCAATCCTGGCGGCGTCACCTCAAGTTCCACTGGTCCTTGGATTGTGTATGACCGTATTGGTGATAGAGACATTATCACACAGGGCATGATTGCTCAGTTGTATCTATCGCCAGTGAATGTGCCTGCTGTGATCCGCGGCAAGTTCTCAGAAGTGTATGACAGCTACAAGTTTTTGCCGTATGTGGGCGAAGGCGACCTGATCAACCTGTACTACTACAAATCATGGCCCTTGTTGTTTACACCTGTGGATGATGCCATTGTAAGCACAACAGGCACAGTTGGATCAATCACAGGCACAGGACCTTGGACTGCCACAATCACAGGTATGACCACGGTGACAGGACTCAGCGTAGGCGACAAGATATCAGCCAATGCTGGCACAGGTAGCCTAGGTGCTGGTGGTGTATACACAGTGGCTTCAATTCCCAGTTCAACTTCAATCACATTCACAGCCACTGGAGGCACCACGCCCACAGCAGGCACAGTGACCAATGTGGGTCTAACTGATCAGACAGTTCAAAACAATGCAGTGTTGCAATCATGGCCTGAAGGCTATGTGTATGCTACCTTGCGTGAATACTACATCAAGCGTCACAATGATCAAGACGCAGCTATCTATGCCAGCAAATATGACAATGCCTGGAACATTGTAATGGATCAAAACAACCTTGGCAAATGGTCAGGAGGTCACACTCGTATGACATCCGTATGGCAACCACGACAGTATCGCCAATACAACATCAAATAAGGAAAAGAGCAAATGCCAATTATCCAACCCAACAACACCACAGGCTTATATGGTGTTGACACCACCGTATCAATCGGCAACACGCTGTTTGCTACCAATCTAAATGTTTCAGGCAATGCTGCTATAGGTGGCAATCTCCTGGTGTCAGGCAACGAAACAGTTACTGGTAACTTGACAGTGACTGGCACTCTGATTGCCAATGTCAACATTGCAGCACCTGGGTCTAACACACAGATTATTTACAACAACAACGGTGCCCTAGCTGGCACATCCAACTTGTCCTACACTGGCACAGCATTGTCCATGACTGGCAATGTGTCAGCCACTGGCAATGTGTCAGGCAATTACATCCTGGGCAATGGATCACAGCTCACAGGCCTGCCAGTAAGTTATGGCAACGCCAATGTTGTGACCTTGTTGGCCAACTTTGGTTCAAACACCATTCAGACCACTGGCAATATTACTGGTGGTAATTTGATCACAGCTGGAAATGTGTCTGGCAACTATGTCCTGGGCAACGGTGCTTTGCTCACAGGTATTACCACATCATATGGCAACGCCAATGTGGCCCAATTTCTTGCATCAGGCACCAATGCCAACAACATTTCTATCACAGGCAATGTAATTGGCAGTTTTTTCTTGCCAGGTGTATTGAAAACTGCTCAGATTCAGAATGCAGCAGCAAATCAAGCTATATCGTTTAACGATCCATTGGTAGGGTCAGGAATACAAAATGCACCTTTATTAGCTGGCAATATTACCAGCGGCGGATTTTTCATTGGCAATGGTAGTTTACTAACTGGTATTGTCTCAACTGCCACTCCAGGCGGCAGCAGTGGAGAAATCCAATACAACAACGGTGGTGTCCTAGCTGGCACAACAGGATTTACATACAGCCCTGGAATTTTGAGTTCAACAGGAAATGTGCAGTTCAGTGGTAAAATCACAGGACTGGGAGCTGCTGAAATTGGCGCCAATCTACAGGTCAATACTGACCTGGTGGTGTTTGGCAATACTGTGACTGGCAATTTAAGTGTGTCCGGTGGCAGTATCACTTCGGTTGACACTATTACTGCAACTGGCAACATCACAACCACAGCCAACATTTCAGGTGGTAACTTAATTGTAAGCGGCGCATTTGTTCCGGCTACTATAACAGCCACAGGTAATGTCGCTGGTGCCAACCTAAATGCTACTACCAACACAACCACTGGTAATATCATTATTAGCCTGGCCAACAACAACATCAAGAGTATAAATGCTGTTGATTTGAATACCACGCCCAGCCCACAGCGTATTACCATAGGCAATGGCTACAATGGCAACTTTGGGTCAAATGTGGATCCACTGACAATCAGCCGCGGCGGCACCCTGGCTGTGATTGACAAATACAACATTGGCAACTCTGACACCAACATGGCACAGCGTCTGACTACATCTACGCTGTATGCTGACATGGGCGGTGCTACATTGACCAACAACGCTCGTCGTTTACAACCCTTGCAGGGTATGTTGTTTATGGGCAACGGCACACAACAAATATCAGCAGGTGCTGTGTATTCTACTGCCACTGGTGTTGGTAGTGCTGTTGGCATTGGTAATATTACAGTGAGTGGCAGCACCGTAGACATGGGCGGAACTGCCACTGTAAGCCATGTTGCTGGATCACAGTCCAGTATCTCAGTGGGCTCCAATGCCAATGTGGGCAATGCTGTAGGTGTTGTGGGTCAGATTCAGACAATCACAGGCACCAGCAGCAATACAACATCAGCCATAAGCTTTTTCAGCAATTTTGGTGGCACTGTGACCAGCACTACAGCACCAACCAATGTGTATGGTTTCTACATGCCTGGCACTACTGCCACACATGGCCTCAGCAACACCAACAACTGGCGTCGTGCTACCAATTATTACTTCTTGATGAACGAAGACAATGTGGCACAGGTGCAATTGGGTAGCTTGAAGCGATATCACGAGTTTGAAGCAGCCACTGCTACATCAGGCAGTTTTGCCATAGACAAAAACACAGCACAGGTGCACAATATTGCACCCACAGGCAACTGCACCATTACAGGATATTCAAACATGGTCACAAGTGCCAGCGATGGCACCAACACAGACTCACAAGTAGACACACTCACAATTATTGTGGAACAAGGGTCAACACCTTACACAGTGACCTTGCCCACAGGCAGCACATACAAGTATGCTGGCAATGTGTCAACAGTGGGTGCCACAGCCAACGCAGTCACAATGATATCTGTGACAGCAGCCAATGTACGTGGAACAGTCACTTACTTGACCACAGTTTCACCGGAGTTTGTGTAATGTTGGGATCAGCAAAAACAGCCTGGTTGTCTCGTGCCTGGACCGCAGGAGGATTTACCAATCCGCTGACAACTTGGACTGCTGAGGGTGCTGCTGAATTGTCAACAGCACAATTCCAGTTTGGCACTGCCAGCATGTACACTGATTCAAACCAGGCTACCACCAGTGGATTTTATGCATCGTCAGGAGATCGCACATTTATGGATGTGAACACTGGTGATTTTACCATAAGTTTTTGGGCTCGAATGACTTCCAGCACACCCACCAACCGTTGGCAAGACATTATGTCCAACAACACCATCGGTGGATTGGGATTCCGTTTTGGACCAAACTTCAATGCTACTACTCGCGACGGGTTAAACATTTTTGCCCGCGGCCAGGCCGACTTAGATTATTGCAACTTTACCTGGAGCAATGACACCTGGTATTGGATAGTGATACAAAGGTCAGGCACCACTATCTCTTTCTGGGTAGATGGCACACAACAGACCACACAAGGTTCTGGTGGCGGCACTCGAAATTTTGCTGACAACAGTGGCGGCCAACAAATCACTTTTGGCAATGCTCAAGGCTCTGATGGCAGTCAATTTGTGTATTTTGATGAACTCAATATCACGGTTGGCACAGCACTGTATCCTGCTTCAGGAAGTCTAACTGTGCCCACAGCACCTTTTGTTGTTGAAGAATTTACCACACAGTTGGTGCATTGGGATGGTGCCAATGGTGCTACCACATGTGACAATGATCAAGGATAAAAGATGTATTATAGATTGAGTTGTGTTTTACAAGATGGCACGCTGCGTGGTTATCAGTGGCGTGAGATAGATCAGGCAACATTTGCAACCATTGCTGCAGGACAACGCCCTGTGGGCGATGCTGCCGCACAAACTCGCGACAGCACAAAATTTGATCCCACACATACCAATGCCACTGTGTATTATGGTCATGTGTGGAACAGCACAGGTTGGATCAACAATCTCACAGCTGAACAAGCACAAGAATTATACGCTACTTCAGGTCGCGAACAAGCAGGAACATAACCAATGGCACAAATTAAATCAAGTTTTGAAGAAGCCCGAGTCCCATTTGCCAAGATGACATTCTCACCCGATGTGCCATCAACGGCACTGGGACCCAATGAATACAACGCAGGTGAAAATGTGGAAACTGATGTGCGTGGCATCAGATCAATGGCTGGCGATCAAAAGATCCTGGATTTTATTCCTGGCACACCCACATTTGTGAGTTCTGGATTTAGACGCAATGGTGAATTTTGGTTCATTGCTGCCACAACAGAAGGACGCTGGTGGGCCAGCAATGGCTATGACAACTGGTATGACATCACACCTGGTGGTGTGCCATTCACAGGCTACACACAAAGCACCAACATCACAGAAGCCTGGAACGGCACTGTGCCGTTTTTCAATGACAGTATCAACCCGCCAATGTTCTTGCCTGATCAAGATGCTGCTGTGCTGGTGTTGTATTCCAACACCTTGAGTGCAGACATTGATGACATTCAATATCAATCACCCACAACACAACGACTCACATTCTCAAGTGCAGTGACTACTCCTTATGCTGCTGGTGAGCAGATTGTTATTTCAGATGTGAACACATTCTATGATGGTGTGTTCACTGTCACAGGTGGCACCACAGCCTATGTAGATTACTTGGCCATACCAGGTGCTGCTTTCCCAGGCGGCGGTACTGTGGCACCCAAGTTTCAATGGAACTACAACCCCAACTGGAAGAGTTATTACGCTGGTTGGATGCGTATCTACAACACACCCAATGTGGGCTCAATCCTTGTGGCTGGCAACCTAACTGTGACAGACATCAACGATGAGATCCTGGAGTTTCCTGTCACAGTTCAATGGAGCCAAGCGTTTGGACTCAACGAAGCACCACTAACATGGCAACCCACTGTGACCAATGTGGCCAACCAACTTGAAGTGCCCTTGCGTGGCACCTGTGTGGATGCGTTTCCATCAAACGGTCAGTTGTTTCTAAGCTCGTACTGGGACACTGTGGTTTTTAGCCCAATCAACTATACCACAACATCAGCACCTATTCTGGGTGTGCGACTCTACAACCAGGGCCGTGGTATGTTGACCAGCAATGCATGGGCCAACACTGACAAAGAAGTGTATGGCATTGACTCACGCGATGTGTGGGTGTTTGATGGACAGAACTTTACTGGACTGGGCAATCAACGACTCAAAAACTGGTTGTTTGATCAGCTGGATCCTGCCTATGTTCAACGAATATTCATGGAAGTCAACACACAACGCAACCAAGTTGAAATCTACTACACATCAAAGCCAGAATACGCAAGTGCTCTAAACCCTATTGTGAATGGTGTACCCAACAAGATGATTAGTTATAGATATGACCTGGACTGCTGGAACGCACCACGCGAAGTAAGCAGTGCTACATTTGCTTCTGAATCACCAATCTGGTCAGACACCACAGACTCAAGCCTGCCTGTCTGGACATTTGACGAAGGTTCAAGAACAGTGGTGTATGCTCGTGGCTTGACCAATCAACAACTGGTCATGAAAGATCAAGGCTACAGTTTTCTCACAGCCAATGCCAACCCCAATGGCAACATTGCATCAAGTTTCCGCAGAGACAATGTCAAGGTCTTGCCCAACTATTCAAGTTTGAGCATGGTTCATCGTATCCTGCCCGAAGTAGTAAACATGAACAACAATGAACTGCCTGAGTACCCATCAACAGGCAATGTTTCAATCACAGTGGAAGGCGCCAACTCAGTGGGATCAGAACCTGCTGTTAAAACACCTGTTGAAATGGAGATAGACACCAACAATCCTTGGTGCCAGATCAACCAAAACGCTTTTCGTGTGCATGCCATTGAAATTTCAAACACCAGCAACGCTGACATTTGGATGTGTTCAGCCACAACGTGGCAGTATACACAGGTGGAGGACGACCGCTAATGAGTCAATTTCCTATTGAGCCTGGTGATCAACAAGGTCTGGTTGATGGCCTAAACTATGTGCTGTCAGGCCCAGGTGGCCTGGGACAGAACTTTGAAGGCTTCAGTGCCTATGAAACAGGATACCTAACAGGCAACTTTCGTCGTCCCTACGGCTCCACCACGCCAGAATCAATCTATGTGCCGCCTATTTCATGCAGCAGTGCAGAACAGATTGATGACAGAACATTTCAATACAATTTTACATCAGCACAACCAACAGCACCGTTCAAACCTGGCAACAACACATTTGGAGCTGGCTGGACCAACACATTCTACAATGGTGGATCAGGTGCCATTGGTGTGGTTCAATGCACAACCACTTTTGTTATTATTCGCACAGCAGCAAGTTATCCAGGCATAGGTGATGACCTTACCGGTGGCACAATTGAGTACGATGCCAACGACCAATTAAACTCAACAGATTCAAATGCTCGTGTGACTGTGACAGGTGGTACTGACCGTGTGTTTATTTCTGCACAACTCAGCAACATCATGAGTTATGTCAGCAGCACTGGTGGAGATCTAACCTACACTGTGGAAGTCAATAGGTATGTGGGCTTTCCCAACAATGACCCTATAAATCCAGACTTCTTGTTTGACTTTGACAAAACTGTGAGTCGCAAAGTGTATCAGATTGATGGTATCACAGGCACAGGATTGTTGACAGAAATTGAAACTGTGTTCAGCACAGTGATTGACCAACCACCACCAGGCTATTTCTGGTACATTCTTGAAGTGTTGTTTGAACCCACTGGAGATCTAAAAATAGATCAAGCCGAATTTAATCTTCGCAGTCTCAGTGCTCAGGTGGTCAAAGAATAACGCTAACAACAGCGGTTTAAAAAATATGAGTAAATATTGATATGGCCACAACAACTACTTCCAATGCTGCACAAAAGGCAGCGCAACAAAAAGCAGCACAAACTCAAGACTTATTGAAAAAAATCAACGCGGCCACCAGTACCAGCCAGTTGAACATGTATCTCAATCAGGCCAAGCAACTGGGTATCAGCATTCCGACCTCCACTCAAAATGCTGCCAGGGCCAATGCATTCAAAATTGAACAAGCCAATCAGCAAAAAGAAGCTGAAGCCAACCGTATCATCAACGAAAAGGCTGCTGCACAGTTAAAAGCACAACAAGAAGCTGCTGCCGAAAAAGCCGCTGCTGAGGCCCGAGCTGCTGCCGAAAAAGCTGCTGCTGAAAAAGCTGCTGCTGAGCAACGGGCAGCCCAACAAGCCGCTGCTGAAAAAGCCGCAAGAGAAGTGGCTGAAAAAGCTGCTGCTGAAAAGGCTGCTGCTGAGCAACGGGCAGTTGAAGCCAAAAAAG